TTGAGTTAACAAAGCTAGCACCAACTGTACCCGAATATATTGGCAAATATGTTGCAGCATTGACGTTACTATAACCTGCTGGTAATCCAGTTAGTGTAGCACCATTACCAGTGATAGTACCTGCTGACAATCCGCCAATAATAGTCAAACCACTTGCGCCAATGTTGGCAATAATAGAACCTGCTACTGAAATAACTACGTTACTACCAGATGTTAGTACTGTTACGTTACTAGTACCGTTGAAAATACTTGAACCTGAACTAGGGTTAGCCCAAGCCACGCCAGTGCCACCAACGTTTTGTAATACTTGTCCGTTAGTTCCGGGACTACCAGCGGCATATAATTGGGCACCTAAAATAAGGTTACCATTAATATTAGCGAATGTGTTTACAGTTAAGTTACCGTAGACTACTGTACCGGATTGTAATTTTGCCATAGTTTAGTATTTATCTGCCAACGTATGGTAAACCAAATCTACCAGCAAAGTAATTGTAGTTGTTAACTTGTTCACCGGCTGATAATTGGCGGTTGTACAAGGCTACTGCAGCAATGTTGCCGCGGAAACTACGTTGGTCACCACTGTATCCCTCTAGTCCTAGGTAATAGGTAAACGGACCAAAGGTACCATTGGCTAATGTGCTGGTTTGATTAGTTCTGTATCCGCCCATGACGTTCCAGCCTGTGGCTAAGGCCTGGCCAGTGGCCGTAGATCCTACCCCGTTAATATAAAATGTAGTTGTGACATTGGCCCACCCGTTGGCATTATCGGGATTTATAGTTTTCCACGGGCCTGTACCATTGACATTTATCATTCGTAAACTTTCATCATAGCTAGTAGCATCTGTACTAGACCCAATTAATCCAGTCAATGAGCTAGAAGTAGATAAGGTAAAATCTGGCTGGAATACTAGAGTAAAATCTAAATAGTTTTGTGGTATAGTTCCGTTAATATAATTTGCTGATGCTTGACTTGGCCACCACCAATAACTACTTGAGTTATTAGCACCATTGGCCACCCAAGTTACAGCACCGTTGATGGTTGCTGGATTGGCCAGGTTAACTAAGTCAATAATTTTAGTTCCTGATCTAACATAGCTTTCTTGTTTGCTAGCATCTATATAGGCCAGTAACCCATTAGTGATTAATCCACCGGTTACTTCATCAAAGTAACCAGATACTGCTACGTTGCCATTAGGGTATTCACTCATCGCAGTAGCTGAGCCCGCAATACTAGTTTCGTCTAAGATACCAGAGGTCATTATCATGCCGTTGGCAAATACTTTTTTACTAACACCTGCGTTAGAAACTTCGTCAAAGATTCCTACGCTAGTTGTTGCGTTTGTTGAATATACACCAACGTTACTTATGCGACTAACCAGTGCTACCATTATCCAAACACCGTGTCTAGACTATTTGTAATAGGATTAAAGAATTGACGCACACCGTATCCACCTGAGGTATTACCATAGATAACACTGGCATTGGCAATAATGTTACCAGTAACACCAACTGCGCCAGCAAGTATAGTAGAAGCTACTGAAGCTACGTTGGTGCTGGCTGTGCCGTTGACTGTTAGAGTATTGTGAACAGCACCTGTGCTTAATACATTACCTGTGGTGTTGATCTGCCCAGCAATCACTGTGGCTGCTGATACGTTAGCTGTGGTGTTAATGGCACCGGTTGCGGTGATAGCACCAGTTGTGATGCTGCCTGCTAGATATGCAGCCAAGTTAACGTTTGAGTAATTAGTATAGCCCATGGTCTGCGTATAAGCGGCTATGTTAACGTTACTATAAGCATATCCAGGTAGTGCTGTTAATAAACTACCACTACCGACAAAGCTAACGGCCAGCACATTACCTGTGGTATTAATTTGTCCTGCGTTTAATTGTGCTGTTGATATGTTAGCAGTGGTATTAAAGTAGCCAGTTGATGTAATAGCACCATTGACTGTTAATGAATTAAAGATGCCTCCGGCAGCAACAATATTACCTGCATTATTAATCCAACCGCCGTTTACAGTTAACCCGTTATTGGTAGTTAGCCCATTAAACACACCAAAACCAGCTAAGATGTTACCACTAGCATTAATCACACCATTAACTGTCAGTGCGTTAAGTATTGCATTGGTAGCTACTAAGTTACCTTGGATGCCTACGCCACCTACTACTTGTAGAGCACCAGTGGTTGTAGTTGTTGCGGCGGTTGTTGATGTAATTAAAAACGCATTTGAACTTGCTTGTATACGACCAAATTCATTGCCGGTGTTTACACCATTGACTGAGAAGATAATGTCGTTAGCCATACCAGTTGATAATATTAAATTACCACCTGTGGTTACACTATTACCGTAGGCAATTACGTAAGCATCATTTGGTTTAATTAATGTGTAGCCAGTATAGTTATATGTACTACTTGCGACACCAATGTCAAAGAATGTATCGTTAGCTGAACCATTATTTGGAGTAAAGATAAGATCGCTCGATGCTAGTGGGCCGGCATTAATATTCTGCATATTAAGCATGGCGTAACCGTTATAGTTACTAGATATTTGGAATGTTGTCTGTGGTTCTAAGAAGTAACCAGAACCAATACCTGCGTATAGTGCGCCGAATCCGTTGACGTTACCAAAGAACTGACCAGCATTACCGGTGATAGTAATATTATTAACATTGCCGATAGTAGTAATAGTTCCTACTACATATAAATTGCCACCAATTGTTGTGTTGTTTAACACATTCAATGATGTCAGTGGGCCCACTGATGTAATGCTAGGTTGCGCATTTGTACTCAATGTACCGACTAATGTTGTACCAGTATTACCAATAATCGGACTATATACTGCTCCGGTACTTACATAGGTATTAGCATATACCATAGGAGCATTTAATATATTTGTAGTAACATTACCTGTTACATTTAATCCATTCAATGTACCAACAGCGGTGATATTTGTTTGACTTGCTGTTTGTAGGGTACCAGTAAGTGTAGTACTCGAACTAGCACCAATACTAGTAACACCAGCCAATGTTGTGATATTTGGTTGACTTGCTGTTTGTAATGTACCAGTAAGTGCTGTGCCTGTGTTACCTAAGATACCCGAATATACTGCACCGGCATAGACAATCCCAGCAATATTAGCCGCAGGTGGATTGAATACAGCATTGGCACCTAAGGTTACTGTGGCACCGTTACTGCTAAACTGCCAAGTGCCGCTTGGGTCAACGCCCATTGACTCACTGCCAATGTACACAGTGTTGCCGCTGAAGTAAGCACTCTTAAATTTGTTAGTTGGTGAACCTAGATTGTAAGTTACGTTAGCAGTTGGTAAGATGTTACCTGTGATCCATATAGTACCTGTGACGTTTAAGTTGCCGTTAGTAACATTTAAGTTACCTGATTGTGTAGTTACACCATTTACAGTCAAGGCATTAAGTACTGCGTTAGTGGCTATTACGTTACCAGTTGTATTAATCTGTCCAGCATTTAATTGTGCTGTTGAAATATTAGCCGAGGTATTAAAGAATCCAGTAGATGTAATACCACCATTAACTGTTAGAGCGTTAAGTACTGCGTTAGTAGCTAATACATTACCTGTGGTATTGATTTGTCCTGCGTTTAGTAATGGAGTTGAAATATTTCCTGTAGCATTAACCCCGTACACTGAAAGATTACCCGTCATTACCACAGCATTGCTGACTTTATTGTAGGTAAATCCCGGAGTACCTTTTAGTTGAGGTACGCCAGAAATAGTGTCATAGAACTGTACTTGTGTATTTGCGCCACCTGGATAACCAGTTTGATTAATAAAGGTTAAGCTAGTTGATCCTAATGTAATTGGATCTTGTGTAATTAAACGAAATTCTAGTCCAGCATTGGTATTACCGCTATCAACTACCACAGTCATACCACTGGTTACGAATCCGCTTTGGTTAGCGTCGTGAGTTCTATACCACCAACCATTAGACCCAGTACCTACGTTAGCTACTTGGTATATACCGTTTTGTGTACCATCTGTTTGATCTTTGACTAGAATTCTATTACCGATAGATAAACTAAATCCATCTAATGTACTAGGTTGAGTGTTACCAACAATAAGGTTACCTACGTCACTACCAACAGTGCCGGCTTCAACGCTTTGTTTCCAATCGGTATCGTAGATCTGACTATACTTTGGTCTGGTTAATGACATTGCCTATTGCTCTTTTTATATTGTAGTATTTATCAAAAAAATAGGACCCGAAGGTCCTATGTTTCTTACCACAAGTATATTACGCTTGTGATTCGTTCCACTGAATTTGTAGCTCTCCAGTTACAGAACCTGGAGTGTTTGGTACAAGAGCAGTAATATTAACAGCTAGTAACTCTGGACCGTCTGGATAGATGTTGTATCCTGGAATACCACTGTTACCCAACTGTTTAACCATTGACAAGTCTAACTGACCTGAGTTGGTATAGTTAACTGGGATAGCAAACAAACGTTCACCGCCCCAAGCATAGCTAGTATTAGTACCAACTAATGCCAAGTTACTTGTATTAGCAAGTCCTAAAATATTACCCTGTGCCACTTGAGTATAGCTCGGTTGGATTGAGCTAGATGGGTTAACTGTTGGATTGTATGGAGCATTAAACAAGAAGTTCCATGTTGTACTTGTTGTACTTACATTGTTAGGATTTAAAATACCTTCAATTAAGTAACGAGCACCAACACCAGACGAAATGTTAGGACCAGAGAAGTTAATAGTCATGTTCTGTAAGATCAACTGCGCTCTGTTTACTAGGTCACGTGTACCTAAGTCACCTGGAATTTGATTACTTACACTAGGAGCTAAACGCATAGCAAACGCTGTTGTAGTAGTGTTTGTATTGTTAGTACCAGCTGGGAACACAACGTTAGCCGCTTGATATGTGTAAGCATAACCACGGTCAGTGTCGAATCCGCCGTCTAGGATAACTGCTGAACCCCAGTGATTCAGTGATGGCGCATTAGTAGCACTGATAACACGAACTGAAACGTTAGCACTATGTACAGTAGCATTACCTGCTGAGAACGATTTGTTAGCACCGTCTTGATACAGGTTAAATGTTGCTGCACGTGTTATACCAGTAACTGTAGCTGGTTGTACGTTACCACCCGATGTTGGAGAATATATAATATTACCATAAGTAATGCCTGTACACTTCATAATTTCACTGTCGACTAACACATAAACTGGTTGTGTTGGACTTGGTGGCGGAAAGTGTGTAGCATCACTGATATAGAATGTTGTGTCTGTGCTATTAATACCTTGGCTTAGGCCAGAGTATTGAACACTGTTAGCTATCAAGATTTGATATGGAGTATCATTAACCGCTTGATATCGTGCTGGCAAGTTACCAGAACGCATATATGCTTGATAGTTAAAGTTGTTGTTCATAATTCTATGACAGAAAGCAAAGTTACCATTTTCAGCGCGAGCACCGAAGTCAATGAAACCAGCACCGTACCATGTATATTGAATCAATAACATCTGCATTTTAGTTGGATCTAATTTATAACCGCTAGGGCCAGTTCCATCTAATTTATCAATGTTCCACATACTTTGTGGATAACGTTGTTCAACTACTTTACTTGGTTTAATACGTGTTTGGTTAGTTAAACCACGCCATACAGGACTAATGGTCAATGTATTATTGTCAATAACTGATGTAACAGTATGGGTCATACCGCGTAGGATAATTTTATCACCTGCTACAAACTGTGTTAGGAATTGACAAGTACCATCGCCTGTACATAAGTTAGTAGCAACTTCAACTGATACTGTACCAGTTTGATAGAATGTTGCCGAACGTAGTACAACGTTAATAGTTACGCCGGTGTTTTCCCAGAACACACCGTTTTGGTCATCAAACACACCAGCACGCACACTAGCACCTGCCCAATTAACTGTAACTAGTTTAGGTTGTGCGCCTAGGATAGGTGATACACTACCAAGTGCTGTAGTAACATTACACTGTAAACTATTGTAACTAAGAACTTGTTGTACAAGGTAGTAACCATTGTAACCAACTGTGTTGATACTAGCTAATTGAATGTTAGCACCAACTTGTAATTGATGTTCTTGATCGGTAGTAATTGTAATAACATTACCGATACCTGTACCACTGGCACTAATACTAGTAATGTCCATATTAGTACCTAGTAGGGTACCAGAAGTCCACATTAGACCTTTACCAGATTGGTAACGGAAATATTTCTTAGTTTGTCTTGAAGCACTAGCACCGTGGTGTGGTGTACCTGTACCTAAGTTAACACCACCGTCTGCTGCTCTATGTGTAAAGAATGAACTTGGGCGCACATAACAAGCACCAGTAATTGTACCTGTAACTGCTGCTCCCGTTTTAGCTAAGAAGGTAAACGTGTTTACACTTGGAATACTTAAAATAGTAGCCGGGCCAGCAGCATATACTGTACCAGTTGAAGCTACTATATTAGCTAGAATCGGTGTTCCAGGAGTTAAACCATGGGCGTAAGCTGACATAGCTGTAATGGTACTTGGGTTCAGGCCATCACTGGTAAATGAAAGTTGTGGTAAACTAGCTGTACCATAGAAGCCAGCATAGCGAATGTATGTGTCCCAACGATTACTTTGGTAACCAATTGGCAATCCCGGACTTGCTTTTGGTACATAGGTCAAGTAGTTAATATATGATGTAGCAACTTGGTATTGACCTTCTGTTACTGGAGTATAGTGATTTTGTGTACTAATAGCCGCAGTAGGGAAGAAAGCATTACCTTTTAAGTTAATACCTACTTGTGGAACGCCCACGTTACCGGCTACGAAAATACCTGATAAACGCACAATCGGTGATCCAATACCATATTGTGGTGCTGGAGTTGTACCCATTGCGCCACGTATAATTTGTGCTATGTTACCTTGGTTAGATCCAATAGTTGATAACTGTACGATTTCAACGTTAGTGCCCGATGCGCCACCTTGGTCCCAGTATGCTTTAACCACAACGGTATTAGCATACATACTATCTTGTGGTACTGTATTCATGTAACCACGGTTAACTGAAATCTGTGTACTTGAGTCCACAGTAACAACGTTAGCTAATTCAACTTGACCAACCACTGTTACACCTGATGTTGATGGAATAGCCACGTTAGTAGGGTTAGTAGCAAATCTATTACGCACGACGGTTAGTGATGTTGTACCACCACCGCTGGTAACTGCCATTACTTCCATTGGGTTAGTATAGTTACCTGTGTTAACCATAATCAAACTACCGTTGACAATACTACCAGCTGAGCTGATAGATAACGATGTTTGGCCTGCTGTTAGGCTAGAAGTTGTAGTTGTTACTGAAGTAGAAGAGTTAGCATAAAGTAAGAATACGTTATCACCTGGATTGAATCCAGTTGAGCTAACTACAGGCAACGCACGTTGGTTTTGTGAAGCTACGTTGGCTGTTGTGTATGTACTTAATGTTGGCTTACCTACTGGATCTGTGTTTAAAATAATAGCAAAGTCATTCTGTGTCCAGTTAGGTTGATTGTTACCTGGACCTGCTAGCGAGTTACCATTTGAAATAATAACTACGTTGCTAGTACCCGGAGCCACTGCGCCTGATGTGATACTGTTACCTAAGAAACCAACATATGAAATGGTGTTAGCATAAACGTCTGAACCTGGAACTTCGTAAATACTTGGGTTATCGTTGTTAGTAAACAAACTTTGCCATTTAGTGTTTTGTAAACCGTACTCAAAGTCAGCGTCAATTAGTGACTGTGGTTGCGCAATACGGAAACGTTCAACAGCATCACGAGCAAATGGACGTTCTGGTTGATATTGTGCTTCGATATATACTGCTAGTTTGTCAGTGCTACTATACCCACTGGTATTAGTATTCAACGTAATAGTTGTTACACCATCAATACTAGTTGGAAAGCTGGCATTTGGTCCTGATGTCCAGGAAACGGTACCTTGTAATGTACTATCAGCGAAATTGTATATAAATGCCTGCTGAGTAGCATCTAGGATCGCTATAACTGCTGCTGAGCTATAGTTACCTGGAATTTGTACATACCCCAGGCCTGCTGTGCCTGGTACAAATACGTACTGTTTAATCTGTTGTCTCATGTTTTATGCCCCAAATAATAATGAATTAGCTAGCAAACTAGCCTTGGTTGTCGTTGCGAATGTAGAGTATTGGAGTGTTCCTTGAACCACCATACTATTAGTGATACTGTTATTGCTCGGTACTCCAGTATTTAACACATCTCCGTAGACCATGACAAAAAACTTGCCTAGTAAACTTGAGCTTGGTGCTACAGCAAATACAATAGTAGATCCGTTAAAACTATAATCTACACCTGGATTAAGTACTGATCCATTTGTTACAGCATGAGTAGCGTATGGATTACTTACGGTATATGAAACCCCAGAAACTAAGGTATTAAACACTGTGTTACTACTGTTAAATTGACTGCTAATATCGTCTAATTTAACAAAGTTCCCTGATTGTGGGACTGCGCCTTGATATGCCATACTATCTCCTAATATTTTCCTACAACAACTTCAATGATACCATCAAGACCGTCATGATCCTGAACAGCCTTACCAATTACTGTGCCTATTGCTGGATTTGGATTAGCATGAGCATATCCATTACCTGCCGATGTCATCATATCACCTTTGCGCACCGTACCGGTAACTTTACACGGCACACGTCCTGTAAGTGCTAATGGCACGATATATTCTCCAGTTAAATTACCATTCATCAAATATGCTGGATCAGTAGATACTACCCCTGCTACACGAGAGGAATTAATATCTGCTAATGTTACTTCATTCGTACCGCCAAACATTAGGACAGTACCTGGACCATAAAGGTCATCTGCTTGATAATTTTCTGCCAAGTCAGCGTATAATGCGTTAACTGATTGTGTCCAAGTTTTACTCCACCATTGAGTTGAACTGCCTAAGGAATATGAATTACTTGTGCCACCTGGTACTAAAGAACTATTAACTGATCCATTGATAACTAATGAACTATTAACTGTTGCGCTATTTAATATTGCTGTTGTTGCTAATACGTTACCAGAAATATTAACATATCCACTGAACTGACCATTGGTACCCCAATATTGTCCAAATGTTGCTCCACTAGCACCGAAGTCACCTGTACCACTTGATCCACCGTTACCAATAGCTATAGAATTGTTTTGGCCGTTTATGTACATAGTACCTTTAACACCAATACCACCACTAACTAATAAGGCTCCAGTAAGAGACGATGTTGATGCTGTGGTTGCTGTAACGTTGGCATTACCTAGCCATAAATCACCGTAGACATAACTACCATCATTGGTAGTAACTAATGTACCTGGAGGAGTTGCTAGATTAGTGAATAATCTAAAACGTCCGTCTGACGCTGCGCGGTATAAACCTTCATATCTTTGCAATGTACCATCATTATAAGTTCCAACAACACCAATATCAACAGCATTACCTACGTTGGTATTGGCTAAGAACAAGAACGGATCATTTACAGTCAAACTGTTAGTTGATGTTGTGTTAAACGAACCTGCAACAGTAAAAGATCCAGCTACAGTCATTGACCCGCCGATATATGTTGCTCCACTAATACCAACGCCGCCACTGACTACTAATGCGCCGGTTGATTGGCTAGTCGATGCTGTACCGCTTTGAGCGTACAATACTCCACCTACATAATGTGCTCCAGTTACACCGAGGCCGCCGTTTACCTGTAGAGCGCCAGAGCTAGTACTAGTTGCCACACCATTAGCTACGTCACTTACTGTAACACGAGTGTTACCAGATACAGTAAATCCCAATTGGTTAGTTGCTGGCCAATATATACCGGATGAAGTAGCAGCTGATGTAAAGATAGACGGTGCTACTGTTGTGCCTGCTGGGAAAGCATTGGCTGTAATATATAATGTTGTCAAGTTACCAGCAATATATGTAACTGAGATATTATTAGTACCAGCAGCTGGAGCATTACCAACAGCAAAGGTTATTGTAGTTGATGCTGCTGTATAATTTATACCAGGAATTTGTAAGGTATTACCAACCATGACAATAAGGTCAGATGCTTGGCTAACACCTTGTGTTAGTGTAAACTGTCTTGTTGTGCTGTCACCGCTAAAATATTGTGTAGCGGTAGACAGCGTTTTGTTAACTGGCTGTAGACCTTGGTATGCCATATTATGTTATCTCCATGATACTCATATAAGCATCCATGCTTGATGAAGATGTGCTTTGAACATAAATGCTGTCGTTGGCTTGTAGTACAATTTTTTGGTCACCACCAACAATAACCAATGTACCGCCAGTTGATATAGGAGCAGATTTAACTAAGTTAATATTAGCTCCACCGCTGTTAATATAAGCAGTGGCACTAATAGTTGCTCCAGTAGTATTACACATCGAAAATCCAACTACCACAGTAGTAGTAGTCGGTGATGCGTTTACTGAATAGCTACCAAGTTGTGTAGCAACGTTGCCTATACCAGTATTAAATATTCTTTTGAATGTATTTGCCATGTTTCTTTCCTAGTTAGCTTAAAGCAATAGTAATTGCGGTAGCATCAGCTAAAGTTGCTGCGACTGCTCCGTTGATTGTAAGACCTGCTGTGGTATTTACTGTCATGGTACTAGCAGTTATGTTTTTACTTGCGATTAAGTTACCGGTTATTTGTTCGCCTGTGGTAGAAAAATAACCTACTTGTGTACCTGCTACTGTAACATTGACTGCCGAAGGGCCAACAAGAACTTGCGAAGTGCCATCGTTAATTTGATTTACGCTAATACCACCGGTAATACTGATATTACCTGCTACTGTGATATTACCTGATGATATAATGTCGCCATTACCTGCCCAGATAGTTGTAGGGCCGACCGTAAGTCCATTATGGACTACGAAGTTTTGATTAGCCATTGTTCCATGTCTCCCAAATAGCTTTAATACAGTTATTTATCTAAGATTCGTAGAACCTATAGCCAAAAAAATAGCACCCGTAGGTGCTATTTTAAAATTGAATTAACTGACTAGTTAATTACATCATGCCTGGGTGCATACCATGCTGTGGTTGGCCTTGGCCTTCCTCTTTTGGTAACTCATTGATAGCACAGTCTGTAGTTAGCAACAGGCCAGCAACACCAGCGGCATTTTGTAGTGCGCAACGTGTAACCTTAGTTGGATCAACAATACCCATTTCTAGCATGTCACCATAGGTATCATCACTAGCATCAAAGCCAAAGTTAGCAGTACCTGCCGCTACAGCATTAACCACTACATCTGGACTGCCACCTGCGTTTTCAACAATGCTACGCAATGGAGCTTCAATAGCACGTAAAACAATGTCAACCCCTACTGATTGATCGTGGTTGCTACCTTTTAAGCCTAATACAGCCTGTTTAGCACGAATTAATGCTGTGCCACCACCAGGAACAATGCCTTCTTCAACCGCAGCACGTGTAGCATGTAGAGCATCGTCAACTCGGTCTTTCTTTTCTTTCATTTCAACTTCTGTTGCAGCACCTACTTTGATCACAGCAACACCGCCTGCTAGTTTAGCTAGACGTTCTTGAAGTTTTTCTTTTTCGTAGTCGCTGGTTGCGTTTTCAATTTGTGTTTTGATTGACTCAACACGGCTAGCAATAGCATCAGTTGAACCTGCGCCATCAATAATGATAGTTGTGTCTTTGGTAATTTCAACACGTGCTGTGCGACCTAGGTCTTCAGCTGTTGTGTCTTCTAATTTCATACCAAGTTCTTCAGAAATAACACGACCACCAGTTAAGATAGCAATATCGTTAAGCATTTCTTTACGACGGTCACCGAAACCAGGTGCTTTAATTGCGGCTGTTTTTAATACGCCACGCATGTTATTGACTACTAGGGTGGCTAGTGCTTCACCTTCTAGGTCGTCAGCAATGATTAACAAACTACCATTGGCTGTACGCACTGCTTCTAGTACAGGAAGAATTTCTTTGATGTTAGAAATTTTCTTGTCGTAGCACAAAATGTATGGATTTTCTAATACTACATTTTGTTTTTCTGGATTGTTGATAAAGTATGGGCTTAGATAGCCACGATCAAACTGCATACCTTCCACAACTTCTAACTCCATAGCTAGGCCCTGTGCATCTTCTACAGTGATAACACCTTCACGGCCAACACGTTCCATGGCCTGCGCAATAATTGAGCCAATTTCGTTGTCGCTGTTAGCTGAAATAGTACCAACTTGTTCGATTGCTGTGTTTGTTTCACACGGAACTGAAATCTTAGCTAGTTCTGCTACTACAGCGCCAACAGCTAGATCGATACCACGTTTTAAATCCATAGGATTCATGCCAGCGGCTACTGCTTTGTTACCTTCTTTGACAATGGCCTGTGCTAGTACGGTAGCAGTAGTTGTACCATCACCAGCTTGGTCAGCTGTTTTGCTAGCTACTTCTTTGACCATTTGCGCACCCATATTTTGTAATGGATCTTTTAATTCAATTTCTTTTGCTACGCTTACACCATCTTTGGTAATATGTGGAGCACCGTAGGATTTTTGAATAATTACATTACGACCTTTAGGACCTAATGTAACTTTTACTGCGTTTGCTAAGGTGTTAACACCTTCAATCATTTGGTTGCGAGCACTGTCGCCAAACTGTACGTCTTTAGCTGCCATCTTAATTCTCCTTATTCTTCAATGATACCATAAATTTCTTCTTCTGTCAAGATTAATAGTTCTTGGCCATCAATCTTAACCTGTTGTCCTGCGAACTTACCAAACAATACTCGATTGTCGACTTGAACAGTTAAGGGCATAACGTCACCATTTGGGTTACGCTTACCTGGACCAACTGCCAAGACCACACCCTGGTCTGGTTTTTCTTTTGCGTTATCTGGAATGAAGAGACCTGATGCTGTTTTTGTATCGGCTTCGATACGTTTAATGACCACACGGTCATGTAGAGGATTTAATTGCATGTTTTACTCCTTTATTAAGCAAATAAAAAGTTTCGCTTTCGCCCTTAATAGGCACGTAAGCAACTAGTATAAACTAGAAAAATATTTATGTCAACTATTCTCATAGCCAAAAGAAAGCACCCGAAGGTGCTTCCTACTATTTTTGGTAACAAGGTATAGCTACCCCGGACGGGCAGTTTCTTAGGCTGCTACAGCTTCAGTACCACGAGCGAAGCGGAAGCCACGACCCATAGATACTTTAACTACGTCTTTTGTATTTGCGTTTGCATTTACTTGGTTGTGTTATTTTAACGTCTTTCCTGACGATTCTCCAGTGCCCCTCAGTAGTCAATCGATTCCAATTCAGGCCCATCATAAAGAAACTAGAAATACTTGTATAGAGATATTGCTACAGCCAGTATCGTACCAATTAAAAGCATTCCTGCGAATACTCTTTCTGGTTCGCACCATTCACTCTGTTTACCTTCATTCATGTAATTTCCTTATGGTGGACCTGGGGAAGGTTCGAACTTCCCGTCTTGCCCAACCTACTCACACCTTCAACGAATTCTTCCTTTAACTAACCCTAGTTCTTCAATTATAGGATTAGGCAAAGTTATATAATAATTCTTGTTACCGTCGTTATACCAGCGTTTAGAATTCACCATACGCTGTTCTTCATATTCTTTAACCCAGACCCAACCAATTGGTTGTGTGCCTTCTTTAAATCTTTGTTTAGTATCTGGATTTGTTGGATCTAAATAAAACTTTGTTCCGTACTGTGAATTGCTATTGTCAGAGGAAGCCGATGATAATTTATTGCTCACTTCTTTTTGTCTTGCTTCACTTAGTTTAGCCCAATTATTTGGATTCCACCCATTTTTTATCTTATTACCCCAAGACGACTTGAGCATTTTTTGAACAGATAATTCTGTCCAATTTTTTGTTCCGCCTATACCGTGTTTTTTGTTGTATTTGGCAGATGCGTTGCTTACTTCTTTTCTCTTTGTAACATTGTTGTTTATGTGCGAAAAGCCGCCATACCCGCCTTCGTGCATATTATACGTATCTTCGCGCAAACAAAAATCTTTAGTAACCAACGATGACTCTAATTCAGCCGATTCCTTTTCAGTATCAAATACAGCTAAAATTTCCTTAGAGAAATTTTCTACCCCATATTTTGCAATAGCACGTTTTATTTGTGTACCACTGCCCATATATAAATCTATATTGGGAGTCAAATGTTTCCTTCTCCCAATATAGATTTTATTGTTAACCAAATTAGTAATTTTATAAACATAATACTTCATATGTTTATTTATGCCGAGTGTCGAACTCTCGTCTATTTAATCCCAATACGGGAGTGGTTCTTTAGATTCGATTATAATTTCGTAATCTGGATCTAACATCCATTTTTTAATTTGTCTATCAGCATCACGGCGATATGGTCTTTGTGAAGTTAGTGTTATCCACCAACCTGGCGCTCGACAACTGAAATGATTAGTACCTACATCGCTGTGATACTTGTTTACTATCTTTTTGTATTCTTTTGACTCGGGGTCTAAAGGTACCCAATGCCAAATGTAATATCCAGGGACTCTAATTAATTCTCTAGTGCGCCATTCTAGATCAGTGTGGTCACCACGCTTACGTCTATATGTTCTAGACATGTTATGCTCCTCGTAAAGTTTACGATCGCATAACTGTTTCCTGGAAAATATTTTTCATAATATTACTTATCTACGTGTTAGGTTTAACCACTACTTCTGGTGTTCGTATAGTCATTGGATTCTTATCATCGGTCCAACGTGCCTTTTCTGGACTAAACAACCTTTGTCTAAAACTAGCCATAAGCCCTGGTCCCCAATAGGTACTGACCATACTTTCAGCAAACTTATCATACTCTGGGTCAGTGAATCTAGTCCAACAGCCTTCATGTAGCGCAGGTCCTGATTCTGCTTCTGTAGCATAAGCCCTGTAAGGATAATCTGATGTTTTAATTTGGCAGGGTTCTAGGGTTAATACAATATATCCGCCACTGTCATTTGGCATATACATTTCAGTTGGTTCATCTGCTAGTGCAGATAGTGATACTAATAGTGCTAGAGCAGCGATCCTCATATCTTATCCTCCATATTAGCGGTCGGGATATAATCGGGATCGCTATACCAGTATTTACACCTTAGGCAGTAATACCTGCTCGAGCTTTGATTGCGTCTAGACTAACACCCGAAACCTTAACAGTGTTATACTTTTCATCAGCAGCATCAATAGCTTCTTTGAACTCTGTGTATAGGCCTGTGGTCTTTAGATACTTGACACAATCACCTTTGCTCAGAGCTTCTGGCAACTCGATTAGGTTGATATCAGCATGACCATCTTTGACTAAGATCTTAACACGGCTAACTAGATCATTAGCAAAACGCACTTTAGTTTGACCATTAAGGGTTGAAATACCAGTTACTTTAAACATATATATCTCCTACAAGTTATTGATAAAATATACAACTTACAAACTACATTATACTATCTTTTGGTTTGATTGTCAACCAAAATCAGTCATAAATCCATCCTAAATTCTCTATTTTATGTATCCATGTATAAATGGGCAAGGTAAAATCCAATGTCCAAACGCCATTCCAACCTAGGTAAGTGTGTGGACTTAATTTAGATTCTAATACTTTATTTTGTTTTAGTTGTTCTTTAACGTAGTAGTCGGGATATTCAGGTTGGTACACACCTGCCCAAACGAATTTTGGGCTAGTGAGTTCATTTAATCGTATCTGCTCAACAATAATAGCAGTATCTTTATTATTGACTACATCAGTATCTGATTTAACTTTTCCGTAGTGCTCAATGGTTAATTGTGTAGCACCTGTGATTCCACAGGTAAATTCAAACCACTGTGGTTCCGTGATTGTGTGTTCTACCAATTGGTTGTCTAGACCAATTCTAAATGTAGGTACACGACCAAACCAAATTGGGTTAATTAATACTGATATACTAGTAGCCATGTTGTTTAAACACCTCTACTAATTCCGGATACAAGTCCAGGGCATTGTATCCGTAGACATCATCCCACCGACGACATAACTTCACTAGATCAAACATATTCGTTGAATGTAATGTGTACTGATCTAGTAGATTTATAACCTGTTGCGCTTGTAGTTTAACAGATTGTAGATAGTTATTGGGATCACTTTCATTATAATCTTGACTAGTGTCAACCTGTGTTACTTTATCTAATATCGCCTTGTATTTTTCTTTGTATTGCTCCTTAATTGACCTCGGCAATATAGAAACATCTAACGTTTCAGGATTAATTACTAATAGACTTTTAATTAGTAATTTTTCTTCTAGGCAAAATTCTAGTAGGGTATGATAGTATCCCACAGTCAATGCGCTGATTGCTGGACGAAGTGTAATTGATATACTAGACCCATTACAGTGCTGTTGATAACGTTTGATATTGGCTAAAACTTGTGGGGTGTCGGTGCCTTGGCGCACATAGCTGTTATGCTCTGTGGTTGTCTCTATACTGACTTCAATACCGACTCTAACAAATTGTTTTAGTTTATTCAGCAGTGATTCATTGAATGTAGTACCGTTGGTCACAAAGCTCATTGATAGATCAAATCGTTTGTTAACAATCATAAAGTCTACAAACTGTTCAAATCTTGCCGTAAGTAAGGTCTCGCCACCCATGAAGTGTATGTTCTTTAGCTTGGGGATAGTCAACAATTCATTTAAAAATTTATCCCATACCTGAGTATCTTTGGTCCAATCGGTGCCTAGATACTTCCGGTCTTCTTCGTTACCCCATTTGACCATTTGTGTAGCTATGCGACTACTGGCACCGCTCCAGCACATTTTACATGCCAGGTTACAATAGTTACCTAAGTCAACATGTAGATCAATGGGCAAGGTGTTAGTAAACCCGTCCGTGCTTTCACTGAATTTAAAGTGTTCATATCCGGGGCTTTGTTTGAAACTATTTGTAAATGCTGTCTTGGTGAAAATTACACTCTTTTGGTTAGCGCGATGTCTGCGACTCGCGCCACCCATTTCTGTTTCTTTATAACACCATTTACAAACAGGAGTTCCAGTATTGCCCAATACATCCAATCGAAACTTTCTAACAGGCTCACTGTTGAACCATTCACCCAAGGACATGTTCTTTATATTGTAGACAGTGTCGTCTGAGTGTATCCTCTGACTTTCTTGGCAACAGATGCCGAGACTACCATCCCAATAGATGTGAGCCTCATACCAAGGAGTATTACAAAAATACTTAGCGTTTGGTGATAATGTCATCTGCTAGACCGTAGGCCACTGCTTCTTCAGCTGATAAGAATGTATCAAACTTCATTGTTTCAAACAGCTCATCATAACCTTTGCCAGCAGTGTTGTGACGTACATACAGTTGAGTTAGGCGTTCATTTAAACGTTTGCTTTCTTCCATGCTACGCACAGCATCTTCAAACTGTAGCTCTTGTACATGTACACTACCACGTGTGCCGGGGGTACCTGAACTCACACGGTGAATCATTGTGCGGCTTTCTGGTAAGACAAAACGTTTACCAGGGGCACCAGCATTAGCTAGAAAGCTACCCATACTACATGCTTGTCCGACTACAATAGTACTTACATCTGGTTTGATAAACTGCATGGTATCGTAAATAGCCAAACCAGCAGTTACACTACCACCAGGACTGTTAATATACAGCAAGATATCTTTATCTGAATTTTCTGCTTCTAAGAACAGCAATTGTGCCACAATTAAACTAGCTGAGTGCTCATTGACATCAGTGTCTAGCATGACAATACGATCTTTGAGTAATCGACTGTATAGGTCATAACTACGTTCACCGTCTGATGTACGTTCAACAACCATTGGTACTAAATTTGGCATACTATTTTCCTTTATTAAATAAATCTACCTTTGGAATCTCTCGGTCTTACTCGAGCCCAAAGAGACTTGCCTGAACATTCAGTTAAAAGTTTATAAAGATCTTTATCCATTTGTTTCCTTTATCTACGTTCAAGTTTTTCTTGACAGAACACGCAAAGTTGGCAACCTGGCACAGCCTTACGTCTAGCTTCTGGGATTTCATCTCCGCACTCTTCACACTCTTCTGCGCTGGGTTTAGCCGCTTGAGCTTCTAACTTGCGACGCACACCTGCTACAGCATTTAAGTTATTGTGAATAGCATGAAGCTGGCCCATTTCTGCCTCTTCTTCATTATTATACTGCCAATCGTCTTTTAAATCAAGTTCTTTCATTTTATTCCTTGCTGATTTTAAATAAATTCTTTAGCATCTTCGATGGTATTAAAATATAATGTTAACGGATTGTTATCTAAATTTTTAGACAAATCAGCTGACATTTGCGATCTTTTATTTTCTATCTTGTGATAATTAGG